GCTTTTGCCGTTGTGCCGCTGGCGTAACCGTCTGACGCAAATCCTCGAACAACATCCCAAAACCGCTGGCCGAACTCTTCCTCTACTAGGCGCATGATCTCTACTCGGCGCATTTTTCTACTCTCATTCGTTGGTTGACGTGCGCACTGTATAGCTTGTGCGCACGGTTGTATAGCGTTATTTACTCTTTCACGAACGCACCGCCTGCGACCATGCGGCCTTTCCTTTGGGCTATTTCTAGCCATGCCGACTCGCAGCACTCAAGGAAGTCTAGGCCGCTAATCTTTGCCGTCTCGACAAGTGCATACATAGAGGCATCAAGACAATCACTTACCGGCTCGCATTCAGAGCCGTAGCCTACTGAATAGCAAATCTCTCCAACGGCCTTTGCGATGTATCCGGCGCAACGCTGCTGAGTGACATCTGGCATCACTGGCAGATCATCGAAAATGTAATCATGGTCGAAAGGCGATTCAACCAGCCGCGCCACATTCACCAGACACACGGCAACATCACCAATAGCGTCAATAAGCGCCACTTTGTCATTCTTGATCACGGCGTCTGCCAGCTCGCCTACTTCGCTGACTGCCTTTAATGCTTGAGCCAGCGCGGTGCTGTGCTCATAAATGCCGCGCACTTCTGCCCAGCCTTCTACGTTGTTGCAGAATTGTTCGAAGGTCATGCGGTTTGCTCCGGTGGTTGTGGGAGTGGTTGCCAGTGGGTTACTCTGGATAGCTTGTAATCGCTGCATGGTGCGTACCATTCGTTATAGCTATCAAGCACGCCAGCGCAAACACCTTCAAATTTAGTGAATGTGATTACTTCCTGACCCCATTCCGGCAACCTATCGCTAACACTAATCCATTCACTCATCTCTATCACTCCAGTTTGCCCGCCGCTGTGGGCGGGCGGTTGGTTATCAGAACGGGATGTCCAGGCTATCGTCGAAGGCGTCATGCGCGGGCTGTGGCGCTGACCGCTGCTGCGGCGCTTGCTGGCGCGGTGCCTGCTGCTGGCCTTGCGACTGCCCATCACTGGCAAACTTTATCTCTGCGCAGCGGCACGACAGCTTGACGCCTTGCGTACCGTCATTCTTTGGGAACGTCTCGACGTGCAAGTCAGAGCCGACAAAGAACACTTGCTTACCCTTTGTCAAGTATTGCGCCAGCGCCTCGGCTTGCTTGCCCCACAAGGTAACGTCATACCACTGGCAAGGCTTCTTGCCGTCTTGACCTTTGCGGCCATAGTCGACGGCAACCGGAATACTGCAAACGGCATCGCCCGAGCCTGTATAACGTAGTTCTGCGTCACGGCCAATTCGGCCAAATTCTGATACTGGCATTTGTTGCCCCTTACTTGATACGGATTGTGGATTGACTGCGCTCAATGCGTGCGCCTGGTACTTCCTTGCCTTCTTTGAGTAGGCGAAGAATCTCTGCTTTCTCTGGTCGCATCTCTGTCTTGACGTACATCAGTTCGTCAGGGATCGCGCCGGGGTTGTCGATTACAGCAACCTCGCGGCCTTTTGCTAGCGTGATCGTAAACAGCGGGTGTGAAATCTTGCTGATGCCGCAAGATTCCATGTTGTCGCGCAGGTAAGTCTTAATGCCTTCCTGTCGATTCAGGATCACTTTTTTACGAGCTGTCAGCCGGTCAATCTCGGCCTGTACGGCTTCTGCGTCTGAATCCATGTTCAGGATCACGGATGCGACGGCCTTTGCCTTTTCGTCAAACTCGCCTTGCACTGCCTGCATGGTGTCGCGGATCGCAATGGCCATGTCTTCGCCATCGACCTCGATAGACGATAGTTCGCGCAAGCTTTCTGAGATGTCATATAGCCGCGTCATTGCTTAGCCTCCAGTTTTGCCGACACTTCGTCAAATGTCCGCGCCAGTCGAGTGACAAATGCAGTTTCTTGACGGCGGGTAGAGTCACGCACGAATTTGGTGTGTAATGCCTTCAAGGCGTGCATGGTTGGCGATGCTTCCATGTCTGCAATCGCAACCTTAAGCCACTCAAGACGCTCTGCGCGCTGGCGCTCTGCCTCGGCTTCCTTGTCTTCTGCCTTGTCGATCTGCTCTTCCTCTTGACGCTGGCGCACGTAATCCGAGTCGTCATACAGGCCAAGGAAAATATCAGCACTAAAGCCGAGCATGGCCAATGCCTTCTTAACGGCATCCGTTAACGATTTCTTTGGCGCCTCGGTGTCGGTAGTCACGCCCCACTTGCTTTTGTAGGTGAACGGTGTACAGCCGTACTGCTCAACCTCGCCGCGCTTTCCGTCACGCTCAAACCACAAGCAAATGCGCACGGTGTGCCCAACTTCTGAGCCGATTACTTCGCCAGTGTCTTTGCGAATGTCGCCGCCCTTATCAAAGCGCTCTTCTACGACCTTCCAGCCCCAGCCAAGGCCGACCGGGCCAAACGCCTCGGTGGCCTTCTTAATCATGTGCTGGCCGCTGATGCTGGTGATCTTCTGACCGCTAACAGTTGCCTGCTTTGTTGCGCTTGGGTCGGTCTTTTGAACAGAATCCCAAAGGCTCATATTCTCGACTGTCATTCTGCTACTCCGGTTGGTTGCTGACGTTGCACATGATGGATCATCCTTAAGCTGTCGTCAACACCGCTTGCAATTAAATTTCAAGCGGCTATCATGTGAGCCACCAACAACGAAACGAGTATTGACCATGCGAGTAGAAGAGGTTTTAGAGTATTTCGACACCAAGCAGCACATTGCCCGCGCCATTGGCATTAGTGAATCTGCCGTCTATCAGTGGGGCGAACTTGTGCCTATGTCACGCCGGCAGTCTGTACGCATGGCCATGAAAGAGCGCGCCGACGAATTGGAGCTTGAAGCAAAGCGCCTACGGGCACGGGCGGCAGAATGACCAAATCCGAACACAAGGCCCGCGCAGCTCAGCTAGCCTGGCAAGTCCGCCAGTGCTACAGCAAGCCGGCCAAGAAAGTAATGGTCAGCGAATGCCTAAAGCACTTGCTTGAATCGCTCAAGGGGTAAGACATGAATCTAAAGCCGCATTACGAAACAGAAACCTACGTATCAATTCAAGGCTATTACGTCATAAAGCAAATCGACTGGGAAGGCGACGAGGTTGTGGTTTTGCTTAGTAAGGAGCAGGCCCGCAAGATTCGCGACGACATAACCGCGCAGCTTCGCGAAGACTGGGAAGCAGAGGAATAGCCATGGCGCGCGCACGTAATATCAAGCCGGCGTTCTTTACCAATGAATTGCTCGGCACAGAAGATCCAATGGTTAGCCTTACTTTTGCCGGCCTTTGGTGCCTGGCTGACAAGGTTGGAATTCTTGAGGATCGCCCGCTACGGGTTAAGGCCGAACTGTTCCCGTACCGTGAGAAACTAGACGTTAACGGTTATCTATCGGTTCTTGCACGTCACGGCTTTATCGTTCGGTATGAAAACACCGGGAAGCGCTACATTCAGGTGTTGAACTTCCGTAAGCACCAGTCTCCGCACCACACCGAAAAAGCCAAGGGTATGCCGTTTTCTACAGATGCTAAGTCATTGATTTTAGAGGGTAACGGTTATGCTACGGTGAATGAGCCGTTAGGCTACAGTGAAAATGAGGTGCCAGAACGCTCTGATTCATTGATTCCTGATTCACTGATTCCGGATTCATTGATTCATAAAAGCTCTTGTGATCAGCAAGCTGAATCACCCAAGGCTAAGCGCATTCCGCTGAATGAGATTTTCGAGGCCTACGCCAGATGCCTACCAGCATTGCCGCAGCTTCGCATTATCGACGAACCACGCAAGGCTATGATCCGCAGCCGCTGGAATGCTGACGAACAATTCCAGAGTGTCGAATTCTGGGAACGGTTCTTTACTCACGTCAGCGAGTCTGATTTCCTGATGGGCCGGACTGATCGCCCGTGGACTGGATGCTGCTTCGACTGGCTGCTAAAGCCTGCCAACTTTAGAAAAATCGTAGAGGGGAATTACGACAATGCGTGAATTGACATCAATCGAGGCTGAGCACGGCGTATTGGGTGCGCTGATGATCAAGCCTGATCTTTGCGAGGTGATCGGGTCGTACCTGTCTGAAACAGATTTCAGCAGCGAAGACAATCAGGCGCTGTATACGCTGATGCTTGGGTGCCACTCCAAGAAGGTCAAGCCGGACGCGATAAGCCTTGCTGACCTTCGCGCTGAGCTGCCTAGTGGCGAGATGACAATGATCTACGCGGCAGAGATTGCGCGGAACATCCCAAGCGCTGCCAATGGCGAAAACTATGCGCGGATTGTTATTGAGCGAGCGCGGGCGCGACGGTTGTTTCAGGTTGGCTTGCAGATCCAAGAGCTTGCAATGAGTCGCGGCGTGATTGCTCAGCAGATTGCGGCAGCGCAAGGCATGGTGTTTGAGCTTGACGCGCTGGAAGAGACGCCGGACGTGGTTGATTACAATCAGGCGCTTGGCCAGGTGTTCGACGATATGCAAGACCGGCTTGATGGCGTGAAAACCATGGGCATTGAATTTGGCCTAAGCGACCTTGACGACATTGTGCGCTGTCTTCGACCTGGCAACCTTGCCATCATCGCCGGTCGGCCTGGCACAGGGAAAACCGTTTTAGGCATGAACCTTGCGGAAAAGCTGGTGATTCGTGATGCAGGCTCGGCGCTGGTGTTCTCGCTTGAGATGTCGCAGGCCGAACTTGCCAAGCGCTCACTGGCTGCAACGTCCGGTGTTTCGCAGTCGCATATCGAGTCTGGCGAGGCTGTGACCATTCCTGAATCAAACCTGAAAATGACGGCAGCCGTAGACAAGATGAGCCGTGCGGATATTCGAATTTGCGACAAGCCGGCCCTGACGTTTTCGCGGATCTGCGCAATTGCCAGATTCCAGCACCGCGCCCGCAAGCTGGACTTGATCGTTATCGACTACCTTGGCCTGATATCGCCAGACCCGAACGCAAAGATGCAGAACCGAAACCAAGAGCTTGGCGCAATCAGTCGCGGACTCAAGGCACTGGCAAAGGAGTTGGCAATTCCAATTGTTGCGCTCGCCCAGCTTAACCGTGGAATTGAAGGCCGGACCGATAAGCGCCCGGTAATGTCAGATCTTCGTGACTCTGGCGAGATTGAACAGGACGCGGACGTTATCATCATGGCGCACCGTGACATGGGAACCGATGCGGGCCGAGCAGGCTTGACCATGATTGACGCGGTAAAGGTTCGCCACGCAAAGCCTGGATATTGCGCTCTGCAATTCCGTGGCGACCTTGCGCGGTTTGAACTTGCGGCGCAGGGGTGGCAGGACGAGCCAGAACAAACACAGGGAAAGCCATCGCGCGGGATGAAATTCAAATGACTATCGAGCAACGGTTAACGGTTCGCGCATTGCAGGCAGACGGTTTCGCAATACACCAAGAGGCGAAAGCGGTCCGTATGTTCAAGGGTAACGACTATCGGCTGGTCATGGCTGACGGATCGCAGAAGCGGGCGAAAGGGGCGAAGAGATGAATGTAGATAAATTCGTAAAGGCGCTGGCGCGGCATGAGCTATCAAAGCAGAAGGTCGATGCTCTGAGCCGGCGTATCGGCTCTGCTATTGAGCGTTGCCCGGTTGTCATCAAGTCGAATGACTGGACGATTTCAAACGCGGAGCGCGCTGAAATTTGGGACGAGAAAACAGGCAAACACAAAACGCACTTGTGGCAGGCATTCACCGAAACTACGCAAAGCGAGTGCGGATATGGTATGCGCCTACTTGACGAGGATGAGCAAGAAGAAGGCTTGCGGCCACGAAATGGCGGGTGTCGTCATTGTCTGCGCGCATGGCGGTTGGTTCGTGATCGCCGGATAGAGCGGCGCGAGCTAGGTCATGCACGTCTAGCCATTCGTGCGCTAGGCAGAGTTGCTTTGCAGATGGTTAGCGACGATGAGTGAGCGAATATCGGTGAACAGCACGGCCAAACTATCTGAGGCGATCACAAAGCTAACGGCTGCATACCGTGAGCATAAGTTCGTCGTGGTGTCGTATCGGCCCGGAAAGGATCGCACGCTTGATCAAAACGCTCTGTGGTTCGCCATGTACCAGCGTATCGCGCAGATGACAGAGATAGGCGACGTGGAAGACGCGCGCAAATACTGCAAGCTGCATTTTGGCGTGCCGATCATGCGCAAGGCTGACCAGGATTTCCGCCATGCATGGGGAGTGTCATTCCTACTGCTGACATACGAAACAAAGCTTGAGCTTATGGGGCCGTGTGCATTGTTCGGCCCGGATGGGTTTCCGGTTACTCGGCTATTCGACCGGGCGCAGGGCATTGCGTACACCGATAAGATCGTTTCGGAGTTCAGTGCTAAGGGTGTGGTTTTTGATGATTTGCTAGGAGGCGATCAGTCGTGACAATCAAGCCAAAGCAAATACGTTGCAAAAAGTGTGCCAACTGCAAAGGATCATTCAATCCATCGCGCAGTTTTCAGTCCTGGTGCTCGCCAGAGTGCGCCGTAGTGATTGCGCGCCTCAAGCAAGCAAAGCAAAAGGCTCAGGAAGCCGCCAACGAGCGCGTACAACATGCGAAAGCTAAGGAGGCGGTAAAGACGCGCGCACAGCACTTGAAAGAGGCTCAGGCGGCGTTTAACGCGGTTATACGTGAAAGGGACAAAGACCTGCCGTGCATTAGCTGCAATCGCCACCACTCTGGTCAATTCCATGCCGGCCACTATCGCAGCGTTGGAAGTTCTCCAGAGCTGAGATTTGAACCGTTGAACGTCCACAAACAATGTGCCCCATGTAATAACCACAAGAGCGGGAACGTGGTCGAGTACCGCATAAGCCTGGTTAAGCGCATAGGGCTGGATAAGGTCGAATGGCTGGAAGGTCCGCACGAGCCAAAGCGCTACACCATTGAGGATGTCAAGGCGCTAAAGGCTCAATTCCGGGCTGAGCTGCGAGCGATGCAGAGTGTAGATTAACCCTATACAGCCACCCAACACCACTATACAATCAGCTTCAGGAAAGGGCCGATTGGCGGTTAATATGTTACACAGTAACAAAACGGAGATTAGAGAATGAGCAAAGACAACGGCGGGCCGGCTTTCGGTGAGCTACAGCAGGTTGGCGATGTGGCAATGCGTGATGGCGGGCTTTCGATTCGCGATTACTTTGCGGCTAAGGCTTTGAGCGGCATGATTGCTCAGGGTGGGCTTGGATTTATGGGGTGGCATCCGAGCAACTGGGATTCATCTAAAAGCTTGGCGAAATCAGCATATGAAATTGCCGACGCCATGCTAAAGGAGCGCGCGAAATGACAGACCGCGAATTGCTGGAGATGGCGGCGAAGGCTGCTGGGCACACGCACCTTCGATACTGCAAAACGCATATGGCCATGGTGCCGGAGCCTGAAGGCGAAGAAGCCTTACCATTCAGCGTGTGGAACCCGCTCACCGACGACGGTGATGCGCTTCGGCTGGCGGTTGTTGTTGGCATTGACGTTGACCAGTATGGGGATAGAGTTGAGACGTGGAAGGCTGGCCTCGAAGGCTTTATTGTCGAGCCTTACAGTGGCGACCCGTGTGCAGCCACCCGCCGCGCCATCGTCCGCGCAGCAGCAGCTATCGGGAGTGCGATGTGATGACCGACAAAATCCAGCAGGCCAGGCTTACAGAGCATTGGTGACAAGGTGACAAGGTGACACACGTTTTCCTATGTGTCCTTATTGCGTATTAGCCATATACCCTGTTTAAAAAACAACAAAAAAAGTTAACATAGTAAAAGAAGTGACACCTTGTCACCAAAACGCTGGAACCCGCGTGGCACTAGGCGCGCAGAGGTGACAACCAATACGCGCGGTTGTCACCCGATTAACGCAGTTACGCACCGTGTTGGTGCGCTATCACTGAAAACAAAAAACCCGCCGAAGCGGGTCTTATGTCAGAACGTGGCTCTTGGTGGAACCAGAACGAGCCTGCTTGTCTTGGTGCGCTTGTGCTGATCGCCATTCATCTTGCGTAGGACTGAGTTTGCCGTCGTTACATCCTGTTTGTTTGGCCTGTCAATACCGACCGAAACTAGCGCATCAGTCGCCGTGACCCATGACCACGTTGACTGCGGATCGTCCCAGCGCAGCCCTGTCTGCAATCGTTCCTCGATTGGGTCTAGCGTTGTGAACTCGTCGTTGTGGTCGTTGAGCGCTTCGACTTCTTCTTGCGTCAGGTAGTATCCGGCGCCAGCCTTTAGCATAACGTGCAGCTCGGCCCATACCTGCTGCATGTCGATGCCGTGAGTGTGGTCGATGGCGGTTGCTTCGATAGTCCAGTATCGTCGGTTGCCTGTTGGGTCGTTGAGGAACTTAGACGGGTTAACCGATGCGAAGAAAACAGTACGGCGCGCGAACTGCGAATCCTTGGCTGCATACGGACGGCGAAGCACGTCGCTGCTGTTAGTCAGGAATGCTTTCAAGGCAGCCACGTCAGCCTTTCGAAACGTGGCATCAAGCTCTCCAAGCTCGACCATCCAGAATGAGCACGCCTGCTTCACTGAGTCCTTGTCGTCAGGGCGTAGGATCATGCCGTCCTTGACTAGGTTCAACTCGTCAGGAACCAACGACTTAAACCACTTCGTTTTGCCCATGTACTGCCCGCCCTGGATCGTCAGCACGCCAGGCGCCGAGATACCGTTAGGCGACATTCCAGCAGCAACGGCAGACAGCCCCCACTTGCGCATAAGAGTCTGCTTAAGCTGGCGCTTGGTTTCGTCGTGATCGTCGCGCCCCGTGATCGTGTTGTACCAGTCTTGTAGTCGGCTGGTTTTATCCCACGGCTTAGACAATATCCACTCGGCCACCGGGTTGTATAAGTTCTGGTCTGCCAGCAGGGTAACGAACTCTTTAAGCGGGCCAGTATTTAGGTCGAACAGCGAGCACTCGGAGCGCAGCCAGGCCAGCGAAGCGTTGGCCTCGTTATCGACAGAGAACGCCTGGCCAGGGCATAGAATCTCGTCCTCCTTGCGGATCACGTTGTAACGCACAGTCGCACCGATACGGCGGATTACTTCGCGTAGGTTGTCGGCGTGCTGCACAGGCTTGCCTTTCTCGGTGCAAAACGGAAGCGGGTCTGCCAGGTTGTAGGTGGCGCGGGAGAATACGGCGGGCGTATTGGAAGGTGGCGCCGTTGCGACTGCCGTTGCAGGCGCTGGCGCGTTTACCTGAATACGCGAGCGCGGCTCAGGTTTCATGCCTAGCAGGTCGGCAGCGTGTTTAACCGCCTTCGACGTATCGTTGTTGTGGTCGTAGGCTGAAAACAAATCAAAAGAATTTACAGGTCTACCGCTATCCTCCGAGCACAATGGATCGGAGCTGTTATGAATCCAGCAAGACTTACCATCAGGGAACAGCACAACTCCAGGCAGGCCGCTAGTCGAATGTGGTGAAAGCCAGCGCTTACCAACTTGTTTGTATCCATAGCGCGCAAGCTCGCTGGATAGGTCGTTGGCGTCACAGTAGGCGTCTATCACTGACTTGCCGCTATGGTCGCCGCATGCTGTAGTAGATCGCGCCACTAGGGCGCTCACAGGCTCGGCAACTGGCAGCCAAGGACACATGCTTACTAGCTGCGGCTTCATATGCTCGAACTTAGACCATAGCGTTAGCAGCCATAGCGGCGGTGTTGGCCAGTCAGTGCGCGGCTGGGTTATCCATGTATAAGGCCGCCCGGTGTCTGGGTGTTTTGATTGGCTGGCTAGCACGTCGAAGCGTTGTTTTTCACCGCTAGCCGCGCGCAACTCAAAAACCGTATAGGACTTAGATGGATCGCTCTCTCGGTGCCAGTTAAGCTTGCTATATCCAAGCTCTACGCCATCAGGTACGCGAAAAACAAGGCGCATTCCTTTGTCAGATCCTTTTAGCGTCGGAGTGCTGGCGATAAGATCATCTAGGTCTATGCCGTAGTTATGGCAGATAGTGCGGAATGATTCTTCACAGTCAATATCAAGGCTTGCCATGCGCGATGGCCCTAGCGCCATGCCTATGCCTTGGTCTGGGTGCTGCTCGAAGTACGTCCGAGCCTGTACTGGGTCGGAAATTGTATGGTTCCCCCAGTCACTTTGCGCCT